CGGCGATTGCCGCTGCGGCTTTCACAAAAATCCAGGTACGGTCACCTGAAAGCATCAACGCCTCGGCAGTGGTAAGGGTAACCGAAGTATCCACACCAGAGCCGTTTGCGGCAACTTCATCGGCACGCTCTACATACTTAGACCCCAGCGCGTACTGCGCTGTGGTGTAAGTTGTGCTGAGCGCATCAGTTTTTACTCGTACAGTCATGATGACCTCCTAAGCCGCGCCGCCAGACACACAGCCTTGGGCTGGGGTCTTGGTGCAAATAAGGTTGCCTTGCATCGAGAAGATAGCAGTCACCACGTCTTGGTCACCAACGCGTTCTTTGAACTCGCTGATTTTCGGTGCTTCGTGCATCGGGAACTCGATGAAGTCAGTGTTGAGAATATAAGTAACACCATCAGCGGCATCACCCGCAAAGTCACCACGTGCAAGGTCCAGTGAACTAAACACTTGTGCGGTACCAAGGTCGAGGCCTAACATGTTGGTCTTTGCCGTTTTGTCTTCGAGAACCGATACGCGAATATTGGTTCGCCTGGTTTCTTCAAAGTTGGCGTAGACTTCATCGTCCATGAGGACAATGTCAGGTCCTTTACCTACGCCACCAGCATAGTGAGAACACTGCCGATAAACGCGTCGAAGGTCAAGAAGCCCGTCAGTGGCCCAAGTACCAATGTCCAAGTAGTTATTGAAATGGTAGTAGCTACTGGATTTGGCCACATTTTGGACGGTGTCCGTTTGAGATGCAGGAGCCGCAAAGTCCAACAGTCCATTGGTCACACCAGTACCAATACCGGCGGTGACAAGACCATTGAGCGAAAGCAGTCCGCGCAACTCAGCCGTTTGGAAAACCAGACCACGAGATACACCGGTAAGGATGTACTTGTTGATGTCTGCCTTCGCGGCTTCCATTGTAGTTTGAGGGTATTCCTCAATGAGACGAATCACAGCCAGCTTTCCGCTGTTGTAGTTCAACTCTTTCTTGGGAATGTTGATTGCGACAACCATACGATGAGGTTCAACTTTGAACCGCTTGGTTTGTTGACGCCGTGTCATGTTAAGAAGTTCGTCGCCGACGTACACACCAACACCACGAGCGGGAGCGCCACCTGCGAAGGACCGTTCGATCAACGAACCGCCTTCCATGGGCATCCGAGCCTTGGAATTGAGTGTCTCGAACAACTCATTACTGCGCACAAACGAGTTGACCAATGGTCCCCGTAAGTCGCTGAACGTAGTGTTCAGAATCTCGGTAGAGATAGACATATTTACACCTAAAAAGCTGAGGACTTACGCCGTAGGGAGTCGTGACTCTCAGCGGGTAGAAAAGAAAAAACCAATTGTCCTTGCTTGTCCATCTGTGATCTACGGACCCCATAGGGCTACCCGCAAACGCAAGAGTGGGTGCGTACTTCTATATTTACACCACCTTGGCTTACACAGCAAGCCGATGCCTCATTTTTTTGCCTTCTTCGTCTTTTCTTCGCTCTTGGGTTTCTGCATGTTGCGTTGATTCAACGCTTCTTCAATAACATTCCGTAATAGCTGACGTTTGTGCGTCCGCGTCGGTTGAAGATTCGAGTATGTCGTGTTTTTTACATCGTCACCGATTGCCATTTTATCTCCTGAACTTTTCTAAGCCCTATAACCTATCTGTCACGACCACTCTGACATGATACCATCTTCGCATGGCAACGATTAAACCGCATGTCCTTCCCAATGGTGCGACCATTGCAGAAGCCGAAGGGTTGGATCTGAAGAAGGTGCGTGCGATGTTCGCGACTCCAAACGCGTTCGTATCCATGTGCCAAATCGTGCGCGAAGACGAATCGACTGGGTATCTCAACCCCACTCCGACACAGCAGAAGCTGATTGAAGCATGTCATCAGCATCGGTGGGTGCTGGTCAATAAGTTTCGACAAGCCAAAATCACAACCATCTCTGTGATGCTTCTGCTTCGAGACTGCATGTACCTTAGCGGCGTCAAGGGCTTACTTATTGCAGAACGTCAAGACACAGCCGAAGACATCTTCGAACGTATACTGTTCGCGTACCATCGGTTACCCGAAGCTGTAAGAATGCCTTTGGCGGCAGGGCGAAAAGCGGGTTCAACCCAAATGCACTTCTGTCACGGTGGGGGTATCAAGGTGCTGACAGCCGGTGGGCGCAGCCCTGCCATCGGTCGCTCCATCGACCGTCTCATCATCACAGAGTTTGGTGAAGCACAGTGGCAGCGTAAAGCTGCCATCAACATCTTCCCTACAGTCAACAAACGACCCAACGCCCGCATCATTCTTGAATCAACGCCCGGTCGCGCAGGTAGCCATCACGAGCAGATGTGGCATTCATCCTTGGAGGGGAGGAGCCGTTTCCATCCCTTGTTCCTTGATTGGTGGAAAGACAACAGTTGCCAGATAGCCGTTAAGAACGACTTCAAGCCCACCGAGTCAGAGCGCGAATACATCATCCGACATCCAGGGATGACAATCCCCAACCTCGCATTCCGCCGCTCCTCTCTTAATACAGAGTTCGTGGGCGATACCCGCCTCTTCAGTAGCAAGTATCCATCTGATCCGTATGATGGTTGGTTGGGTGCATCTGACCCCATCATGCCCATCGATGTCTTGAAGCCGTTGCTTGAGCGTGCCATTACCGACCCGCCGATGGGTGCATTCTACTGTCGCGAGCTTGAATCGCCCATCCAAAACAACAAGTACATTATTACCGCTGACCCTGCGGGATTCGGTGCCACAGGTGACAAGAGCGCACTTACTGTATGGGATGCCGTCGAGCGTAAAGAAGTGGCGTTCTGGGAAGACCGAGAAGACCCCACCCGATTCGCAACTCGACTGATGCGCGTACAAGAGCGTTACAACACCGCATTGCTCGTGGTTGAGTCGAACGCAATGGCGTGTATCGCAGTGCTAAAGGACAAAAAGTGTCGCAATCTGCTCTGGACAGACCGGAGACACCCCGGCTGGTACGCCACTGAGAAACGCATCCAAGAATCCGAAGCGCGTCTGGTGCGCCTCATCCAAGAGAACGACATCTCCATTCGTTCACGCGGAATGCTCCATCAACTCGTTAACTATGATGGCAGTCGGAAGAAGCGAGTGAAAGGTATTGACGGTATTACTCATCACTTCGACCGTGCAAGAACAGCTATTATGGCGGCAGACGTGTTGTCTCGTCGCAACTTTACGCGTACAGTTCTTGAACAACCCAATGAACTTATCCCAGGACGCGTTACCATTGGTGACTTAGATAAGTTCCAACATCGTGAGAGGGCCGCTTCGCGCAGCCCCTTTCGCCCACCCTCAAGGGAGTGGAGATAAATGGCCATCAAGCTCTCCAGCCTCATCGACAAACACCGCAAGTATTACGAGCGAAACGAGAAAAAAGCATTCGATAAGGCTCGGCGCTATTATCGCGGCTCCTTTTTCTCTCTTCAAGACTCAACCTTCACAGACACCGACAACATGTCCAAGTCGTTGCTGTGCAGCAAGAATCTCATCTATGCTATCGCAGATACAGCGGTTTCAGCTCTTCTGGGACCCAACCCCCAAGTCGCAGCCAACCCCCGTAGTGTCCGCAGCCAAGAGGTCACCCCGGCTGTCAACGGTCTCATGGAATGGACGTTCAAGACCAACCGGATGCGTCGTCGAGCCGCTACGGCCCTCATCGATGCAGTCCTCTGTAAACGGGGCATCTTCAAGACCGGATGGGATGCGGTGAAAGACCGACCCAACATCACGGTAGTTGACCCGTCAAGCCTCTTCTTCGATTTAACCGTAAGGGATGTTGCAGACATTCGATATTGGCTCGAAGCAACGGTGCTGCCTTGGCATGAGTTCAAAGCCCGCGTCGAGAGCGGACAGTACGCCAGCAAAAAGTTGAAAGATGTTGAACCTGACCGATACCCCAAATGGTTGCTTGGCGACAGTTCCAACAAAGCGGGCGCAGACGCAGTTAGGGATTCCTTCAAATGGGTCACTGTTTGGGAATACTACGACCGCGAACGTGGCATCATGCAGCATTATGTACAACAAGCAGACGCTGTCGTGTTTGAAGAGAAGATTGACTATGTGCCATACAGCATGTTCAGCCTCAACCACAGTGGTGTTGATTGCACCGGTCTCTCCGAAGTGCAGCTTGTGCTGAACCAACAAGAGACCGTCAACGACTTGTTGACCCATTGGAAGCAGATCACCTATCTGATGATTCCTCGTATCCTTTATGATGCCGGTCGAATCACCGAAGAAGATCTCAACAAGGCAGTCGAGGCATCCACCGGTTCCTTTATCGGTATCGCACCTGAAAACTCAGAGTCTCTTCGTACACTTGCGACTCTCTTCTACGAGATGCCAATGCCGCAGACGCCTATGGGTGTCAAAGAGTTCATCCTACGGCAGGAAGAAGACGCAGCGTTCATCAGCGCACTTGCTGAAGCGGCTCGTGGTCAAGTCACCGGAGCCAGAACCGCAACGGAGATGGCAATCATCGATGCCCAGATGCGTACCCGCCTCGCTACCCGCGAGGGGCACGTCAATGATGCACTTGAGGATGTAGCTTCCAAAGCGTTCTACCTTAGTAGCAAGTATATGACGCAGCCCAAGATGGTGCGTGTTGCTGGTGACCGCAAATGGGAGTCAGTGTCGCTTGAAACCATCCGCGACGTTGACGTTGATTTCGAGATGGTCAGCTACAGCCCCATGAAGCAAAACCCCAGCGTCGTCGCAGAAACCCTGCTTCAACTGGTTCCATTGCTTATGCAAAACCCCAACATCGACATACGACGACTCACCGAAGAGATCGTCAGTGGGATGGGTATCCCCGCTCGTGTTCTCCTACCGGAACAAGAGGTCGCACAAAAGGTTGCTGCCGAAACCCAGCTTGCCCAACAGCAAGCCCTTGGTGGTGCCGCAGCCCAAGGTGGAGGACCTCCCATGGGCGCAGAAGGAGATATACCCCCAGAGATGCTTGCGGCTTTGATGGGAGCAGAAAGCGGGGCATCCCCAGAGGAATCTCTCGCTGCGGGCGGCGGTGCTGCCATTCGTGAAGGTGCACCCCCTGAAGCTTAATCCAACAGGAGACTGAAATGGCACGCGACGTAGAATATTTTCCTGCTCCCATCCCCGACACCCCAGCCCTTACTGCGGAAGAGAGGATCGACCAGATGCGTCGAGAGGCGCAAGAAGAAGAAGCGATACGCCTGAACCCCCGAGCGCAAGTTGGTGGGAAGTTTACGATGCCATCTGGCATGACATCCGAGCAACAGCAAAAATACTTGGCAGAGCTTAGAGGGCAAGAGCAACAAGGTCTCGGTAAAATAGACTACGACTCGTTGAACCTGACCCAAGAACAGCAAAAAGAGCTGTGGAAGATTGGGGCAGAACTCGGTTTGGGATTCAATCCCGCAATTGGGGCTGCGATTGATGTAAGAGATCTCGGTAGAGCTATCGCAGAACGCGACATGACGAGCGGTCTCTTGGCTGCTGTTGGGTTTGTTCCAGGTATTGGTGACATACCCAAAGCCGCTGCCAAAGTATCCAAGGTACTTGGCGTCACAAAGAAGGCATCTAAAGCATCTAAAGCAACCTCCAAAGTCGATGACTTCGCGAGGGCGGGGCGAAGATACGCACACGCCACTAAAGCGGTGAAAGGAACAGACACACTTAAACGTGCCCATACATCTGGAACAGCAGCAGGTGTCTATGGTGATGACCGAGATACAGGTACTCCAGGTCGAGCCGTTGCCAAAGACACGGGTGCTCCTGGCACTACTGTCGCGAAGAAATAGATACCTTCGGAGTAACCAATGGCAAGACGGAAGAAAGCAAAAGATACCGACGACCGCACCATAGACCAAGCTATGCGGGAGGCCAAGCTGGAGGCGCGTGCATCAGACGCCCGTAGGGCTGGAGAAAGGGCAGGTGTTCCTATAGGGGAAAACGTGAAATACGCCCGCAAGCGGAGGAAGTTAACCGTAACCGAGGCAAAGGGGAAAGCACCGATCAGTAGAGGTCAAGACCCTGCCGCAGTGCGGAAGTTTGGAACCAGTGTCGTGCTTGGTACAAAAGCCGCCAAGGCTGAAGCCAAAGGACGATCCCGCAGAGCTGAACGACTCCGTAGAAAGGGTGATGTCAAAGATTTCGAGGCGTGGTCACTCGGGTTGTCCGACGAGGAAAAAGACGCGATCATGAGACGGTATACGCCACCATCGAGAAAAACGTCGGATGCATTCGAGAAGAAGAGAAAATAGATGGCTATCTACGAGTTCAAATGCCCGAAGTGCAGCAAGGTTGTTGAGAAGATGCAACGCTACAACGCCTCTGCTCCTATATGCACAACCTGCGTTAGCAGGATGATTCGTCAAGTTAGTCGGACCAGCTTCTCCCTTAAGGGTGGGGGCTGGTTCAAAGATAGTTACTCGAAGGGAGGTATATAGCCATGTCA